CTACAGCCCCAGTACCGCGCGGGCGCTTCGTTCGTCGTGTCGGACAAGACTGCGGCTCAGATGCGGAAGCTAAAGGACGCTTACGGTCAGTACCTATGGCGCACTTCCGTTGAGGTTGGCGCTCCGGACACCTTCAACGGTCGCCCGGTTCTGACTGACGTTGGCGTGCCGGATGACAAGGTTCTGTTTGGTGACCTGTCGAAGTACCGCATTCGGTTCGCGGGTCCGCTCCGTGTCGAGCGTTCGCTAGATGCGAAGTTCACGACCGATCAGGTTGTGTACCGGTTCATTCAGCGTGCGGACGGCCTGCTAGTGGATGAGCTGAGCGCGAAGGTGCTCACCATCGGCGGCGGAGCCTAAGGGCTGAGGGTTTGGGGTTGGACCTACTCAATTGAGTAGGTCCGGCCCCGTTCCCGGGAAGGCGCACGGATGACATACGCGACGATAGATGAGCTTCGCGCGCTGGACGGCCTAGAGGATTCCGGGGTTTTCTCGGATGCGGTACTCAGCGAGGCAATCGACATTGCCAGCGAAGACGTAGAGGTTTACACGGGGCAGACCTGGGACGGCCTTATCAATCCGGTCCCTGAGGGTATCCGGTGGTGCGTGCGGATGATGGCGCGGCAACTCTGCCTTGACGCCGTTTCCCGTATCCCGGACCGGGCGCTACAGCTACAAAGCGAATTCGGTTCTATTCAGCTTTCGCAGGCTGGTGGTAATTGGCGACCTACGGCGCTGCCTGAGGTGAACGCCCGACTGAATCGCTACCGCGCACGCCTGCCGTTCATTTTCATGTAAGGGGGCCGAATGCCGTTCATGTTTGACGTCAAGTCGGCCCTGTTCGCTGAGCTACAGACCGGTGTCCCGGCGGGTACTCAGGTCACCTACGCGGAGACTGGCAAGGCTGATCGCCGGAACCAAATCTTCCTGGGCAGCGCGACCGATGATGACAACGAAGTAGCGGGCATGCGTAAGGGTCCGCGCAAACCGACGAACGTCTCAGGCACGATCGAAGTTCACGCCGTGGTGGTTACCCCGGGCAAGCCGATCGACGCTGAGCGGACCGTGTACGGGCTCCGCGATTTAATCGCCGACGCGTGCGCCGCTGTGGACCGTGCCAGCGTGGCGGGGCTCATGGACCTACGGCCGGAGTCTTCCTCCGTCGATACAGCGGAAACCACTGACGGCGCTTACTCGGCGCTTACCGTTCGCGTGCATGTGCGCGGGCGGATCACCTAGACGAAGGGGGCTAAGCCATGGCGCTTGACGCTTCAATCGGTATTGGCGTTGAGAGCGCGTACGGTACCGCTGCAACGACCACGAAGGGCTATGAGGGTCACGCGGACTCTTGGAAGACTACGCGGGACTTTATCGAGTCCGTAGGCTTCCGGAAGGGGCTACAGACTGCCCGCGCGGATCGCCGGAATATCGTCAACATGGGTGGCGACGGGGAACTAGAGGTAGACCTTCTAGACGCTGGCGCTTCCGCCCTTCTCTCCGGCGTGTTTGACGTGTACGACGGCGGTGTGAACGATGGTGCTGGCCACATCACGCACACGTTCACCACGTCCACGCACACCACGGCCCCTAGCTTTACGGCTCAGATGATCCGGCCGACCACGGACAACACGCTTGTTGCCTACACTCACGTTGGCTGCATGGCGACCGGTTGGACTCTCACGTCTGAGACTGAGAAGCCTGTCACCTTTGACGCGAAGTTCGATTTCCAGGACGTGACTCACACGTCCACTGAGGCTAGCTTCCTCCCGGTTGTCTACCCGGACGACGCGCGGGCGTACGACTGGACGGCGGTTGCACTGACCCTTAAGCGGGCGGATGGCAGCGCGGTCACTCTGGACGCTTCGAAGTTCAGCCTCACGGGAGACCTGGGCCTGAACACTGACCGGCGATTCCTTCGGGGTTCCTCGCTTAAGAAGAAGCCTGTCCGTGCCGCTGTGCCGACCTACGAAGGCAGCCTAGAAGGTGACTTCGGCGGGGACGCTGTGAAGCTGTATGAGGCGTTCCTAGCGGGCGAAATCATCAGTGTGACAGCGACCCTAACCGGCATCACTCCGGGGACTTCGGTCAAGTTCGAGGCTCCGGCGGTTCAGCTAACGGGTGAGAGCCCGGTTGCGTCCGTCGATGACCTTACGAAGATCACCCTTCCGTTCCGTGTCCTAGACCCGGGGGACGGTACTACGGCAGCGCTCAAGGTTACGTACGTTGAGACTGACCCGGCGTACAACCCCGGTGGCTAAGGACGTACTCAATTGAGTAGGTGACCCCATGGCGCAACGCTCGGAATTCACCGTTCAGGTCGATGGCCTGAACGAACTAAACCGGAATCTCCGGGCGTTGCGTGACCGGGACCTGAACCGGAAGGTTCGGGAGGTCAACAAGATGGCGGCCGAAGTCGTCAAGCCTGAGGCGCGGCGTACGGCCCCTGAGGGTCACCGGGACGCGAAGTCTTCCCGGAGGTACCGGCCCGGCAAGCTAGAGCGCAGCATCACCGTTATTGCGTCCGCGAAGGGCGCTCAGGTCAAGGCTGGTTCAGCGGCCCGTGTGCCGTACGCGGGTGCTATTCACTTCGGTTTCCCTCGCCGACACATTCGGCCTAACCGATTCCTCTTCCGAGCTATGGCCCGGAAGTCAGACGAAGTATCCGCCACGTATGAGCGCGAGATAGAGACCGTGCTCCGTGACCATTTGGAGAGCGACTAATGCCCGCACGTAAGACCGTTGACGACATGTCCGAAGTTCTCTCGCTGAACATCGACAGCCTGACCCTTGACGAAATCGACGCTATCGAAGAGATCATCGACGCTCCGCTAGACGCGCTCTCGAAGCCGGGCATGCGGAAGGCGAAGCTACTCAAGGCTATGGCCTACGTGATCAAGCGGCGCGATAACCCGGACTTCACGATTGAGGATGCGGGCAAGCTCCGTATTCAGCTCAAGACGAAGGCGAAGGCGGACCCTACCGGGACCAACGCGTAGTTACGTGCGCCCGCCTAGTAGGCCACTTCGAGGGGCTTACGTGGCGGGACGTCCGGTCCCTTGAACTGAGGGACTTTAACGCGTTGGTAGAGCAGATGACGAAGGACGTTGAGGCTCAGAACAACGAACACCGCCGGGCACCTTCCGGCCGGTCGAATGGGGAGCGACGAACCCCCGTAATGACGTAGGGGGAACCGTGGCACGTCCCATCACGATCACGCTGCTAGGCGACGTCTCGGACCTAGTGGATTCACTGGGCGAGGCTTCGCGGGAAGTTGAGGGGTTCGGGTCCAGGGCCGCGAAGGTGGCTGCCGTTGCTGGTGGTGGTATCGCTGCTGCCCTAGTGGGCGGCCTAAACGAAGCCATGGATCAGCAGCAGGCTACGGCGAACCTTGCCGCTCAGCTAGGCGCGAACCCGGAGCAGACGAAGCAACTCGGCGCGGCTGCCGGAAAGATTTACAGCGACGGTTACGGGGACTCGATCGAGTCAGCGAACGAAGCGCTTAAGAACCTTTGGCAACAGGGTCTAGTCCCTGCCGGTTCGACTGCCGCTGAGATGTCCAAGATTTCAGAGTCCGCAATGAGCGTGGCAACGGTCCTGGGCGAAGACGTCGGCCCTACGGCTAACGCTGTCGGGCAGATGCTTAAAACCGGCATGGCGAAGAATGCACAAGAGGCATTCGACATTCTGACGCGCGGTGCCCAGGTCGGCGGCAATAAGGCGGAAGACCTTCTAGACACGTTCAACGAATACAGCGTGCAGTTCAAGAAGGTTGGCCTAGACGGCAAAGACGCAATGGGCCTGATCTCTCAGGGGCTCAAGGGCGGCGCGCGAGACGCGGACCTAGTGGCGGACTCGATCAAGGAATTTTCGATCCGCGCCATTGACGGCAGCGCTACGACGATTGCGGGCTTCAAGGCTATCGGCCTGAACGCAAACGATATGCGCGAGAAGATCGCTGCCGGTGGTCCAGCCGCGAAGGAAGCCCTAGGGGAGACCCTAGACAAGCTCCGGGCGATTCAGGACCCGGCTAAGCGCGCGGCTGCCGCAACGGAACTGTTCGGTACTCAGGCTGAGGACATGGGACAGGCTCTCTACTCGCTGAACGTGAGTACGGCTGTCGATGGGTTGGGCAAGGTTGACGGCGCGGCGAAGGCTGCGGGTGACCAAATGTCGAACACGGCGTCAAGCAATATCAAGCACTTCGAGCGGGCGCTAACTCAGTCCGTGGTTCAGGTGATCGGGTCGAAGGTGATTCCGGCACTGACCGCGCTTACGACCGGGCTACAGCCGGTTGTGTCCTGGGCCATGCAGTCCGCTAAGTGGATCATTGCCAACCGTGAGCCCCTGGCAATCGTCGCCGGAGTCATCACGGCGGTTCTGCTGCCCGCGCTGGTTCAGTGGGGTGTCACGGCCACCATTTCGGCGGCGGCAAGTGTGGCGGCGTGGCTGTCTAGTTCCGCGTCGGCAACGACCGGGGCGGCAAGTCAAGTGCTAGCTTCGTGGGCCGTGGTCGGCGGGTGGATCAAGCAAGCCGCTCAGGCAGTGCTGTCCGGGGCTATCACCGTGGGTGCGTGGGTGCTCATGGGTGTTGAGGCAATGGCTAACGCTGCCATCATCGCTGCGGCGTGGCTTCTGTCCATGGGTCCAATCCCGATCATCATTGCGGCAATCGTCGGCCTGGTGGCGCTGGTCATTCTCAATTGGTCCACCGTAAAGGACTGGACCGAGAAGGTATTCACGTGGATATGGAACCGGATTAAGGACGTTTTCAACCTGATCCTATTCCTGTTCAAGAACTTCACGGGACCTGGGCTGATCATCAGTCATTGGAAGTCGATTATGAACTTCACGAACACGGCCTTTACCTACGTGCAGAACAAGGCGAAGGCGGGGCTTGACGCGGTTGTCAACTTCGTGAAGGGGCTTCCGGGGCGGATCGCTTCGGCCGGTGGCGCGCTGGTTAGCTCCGGCGACAAAATCGGCTCGAACATCATTAACGGAATCAAGAACGGCCTAGGTCGCCTAGGCGGGTTCGCTGCCTCACTCGGCGCGGTTGTTACCAACGCGACGAAGGGAGCGATGAACCACGTTATTGACCTGATGAACTGGGCCATCCCGGACAAGCTCGGATGGGGTCCGGTTGCGATCAGCATTCCCAGCAACCCCATTCCGAAGATCCGTGCCATGGGTGGCCCCGCGTCCGGCCTCACGAAGGTCGGTGAGCGTGGCCCTGAGTGGCTGAACCTGCCGAAGGGCTCTTCGGTCATCCCGAACCATGCCGGTCAGTCCGGTGGGGTTGTGGTCAACGTGCAGTCCAACGCTGATCCGTACGCAATCGGTCGTGAAGTGTCCTGGGCACTGCGCACGGCCCGCTAAGAGGCTGGGGACCTACTCAATTGAGTAGGTCCCCTAGAAGGGGCTGAGCATGGCAGAACTTGACGAGTGGACCTGTTCCTACGATGGGCTAGTCATGGGGGAGGCTGACTCCGCAATCTCGATCGTTGGCGTTGACGGTTTGCTGACGCTGCCTGAGGTTCGGAGCGCGGATCTAACCCTGATCCAGCGTGACGGACTATGGGCCGGTGACGACTACCTGAACGGCCGTACGGTCACTCTCACGCTTGAGGTCTACGGGGACAGCCCGGAAGAGTTCACAGCGTCTCTCAGCGCCATACAGACGGCTTTCCGGCCCGGTCGCGCTGAGCTTCCCCTCACGTTCAACTTCCCGGGGCTTGCCGGGAACCTCACGGGTGTGGTCAACGTCCGTCCCCGGAAGCGCTCCGGCCCGCTTGACCTGAACTTCGCCTACCGGGTGTGCAATGTGGTGGTTGAGTTGTTCGCCACGGACCCTTACATCTACGGGGCAAGCCCGCGCACCGTGGGCCTTACCGGCAGCAGTAACCCGGCGGACCTTACGACGTTCACTGAGTACGGCGGGACTCCGGCGCTTCCCTCAATCGCCTTCGCGGGCGCTACTAACCCCGTGATCACGAACCCTGTCACGGGCGAGTATTTCGGCGTGACGTACACGGGCTCTTTCACGGCGGACAGCGCAACGGAAAAGGTCACCACGGTTGGCGGGTCCGATATCACGGGCCTGATCACGGCCGGTTCTACGTGGCCGGAGTTCCCGAACGGGGATCACAGCTTGCACCTATCCAGCGGTACCGCTGTGATGACGTGGCTAGACAGGTGGGTGTAATGACCGCGCGCTACACGGTGGTGAACTACAACACGCGGAGTCAGGCAGTAATCAGCACGCTGCCTATCGCGGGGCTTTCGTACACGGACACCCTGAACGCGTCGGGTTCGGCAACCGTCACAATCCCGCTGAACGCCCCTGAGGCCAACGCCACGGACCTAGTGCCCGGCGGGTCCGGGTTCATGATCCTGAGGGACGCTGAGCCTGTTTGGGGTGGGGTTCTGTGGGGTGCGTCGGCGGACCTGGGCGCGGGGACGCTCACCCTGTCCGCTTCCGGCTATCACTCGCATTACAACAACGTGCACTTTGCCGCCGGTTACACGGCTACGGGGATGGACTCCGGCGCGATGCTCCGGGACTTCTTCGCACGGGCTAACGCTGGTGGCAGCAACGGCATTGCGACCGACGCTAGCGGCGTGGCGAACACCGGACAGCTACGCGATAGGAACTGGACGAAGTACGAATTTAAGTCCATGGGTGACGCGATCACGGAGCTTGCCGAAGAGAACAACGGCTTCAACTTCCGGTACCTGCCGCTGTACGGCCCCGGGAACACGACCGTGAAGAACCGCGTCATGATCTCCCCTCAGGGCGGTACGGACCTGGGGATCGTGCTTACGCACCGGGTGAACTGCAACGTCACCGGGGTTACGTACGACACGTCTTCGCTGGCAACCAACGTCTACGTATTCGGCGCGGACAACGGCAACGGCGAGAAGCTACTAGGCACGGCGATAAACCTTGATCTGTGGAACGCGATTCCGGCTAAGGACGTGGTCCTAACCTACGCGGACGTCAAGGAAACTCAGACGCTTCTAGATAAGGCGAACGCTGCGGCGAATGTGGGCCGGATGCCGATTGCGTCGCCGACGCTCACCCTTTACCCCGGCCTGTTCGACCCAACGACTTTCACTAACGGGGACTTCGTTGAGGTCGAGTGCGATTACGGCTATGTCGCGCTTCTCGATTCCTTCGCCATCACTGAGCGGAAGGTTGACGTTGACGACAACGGCACGGAGACCGTAACCCTTTCGCTTGCTAACAGGGAGCTATTCCTCAGTGGGAATTCAGACTAACGCCCTTCCGCCTTCTCTGGTGGCGGACCTAAACGACATTCAGAAGCGCATCACGTCCCTTGAGCGCAAGCCCGAACCGCTGAACCGCTTTGACCGCTATCCGTGCGTCGAGTGGACGGCCCAGGACCGGCCCCTAGTCGGGGGCAATGTTTGGTCTTCGGCGAGTATCGCGGACGTTACCGGGCTCACCTTCGATCGGGTCGAGTGCAAGTTCATCACGGACTTTCTCTATACCGGCAAGCGTGAGGCGGAGATCCGGCTAGCCACCTTCCGGCACTTCGGGAACGGCTCGAAGGCGTGCGTGAGCGCGTCCAGCGTGCTGAACCTCACCGGTCAGGCTTCCCGCGCGATCGGCACGGTTCTCATGCGCTGGATTCACGGCATCCCCTTCGGGTGGGACTACGCCGGAGACACGTCCGTCTACACCCTTGAGCTACAGCACCGGTACAAGACTGGCCCTGAGGCGTACGACCCGAACCACCTTCAAGTAGGTGCGTTCTTCCGGTACACGAAGGACGCGAAGGCTCCGGCTAGCTTCCTTTACACGGATGCTGACGGCGCGGGCGACATTGCCTTGACGGTACGGGACGGAAGCACTACCGCCGGGTGGGTAACCATTCCGGACGGGCAGGTAGACCCCAACGTAATCAACGGGTCGTACGCGATCAGCGCTATGCAATATTGCGTGGGGCTTCCGGCGGACCGAATTCCCGACGCGACTACGGCCGGAGTTGCCTACATCACGGGCTCAGGCTCTTCGTGGGGGCGCGCGGGCGACATTACCGAAGCCTACTTCTAGGAATCACGAATGCACCTAGCACAGTTGATTGCCACGGCGGAGAGTGCGGCTCCGGCCCTGCTCTTCGTCGCCTACTCACTACAGCGCTGGAAATCCGGCATGCGGGAAGCGTGGCGGGACGAAGCTGAGGCGTACAAGGCACGGGCTACCCGGCTTGACGCGGACGTGTCGATCCTGACCGCTGAGGTTCGCCGACTGAGCGACGAAAACGCCCTTCTACGCAACCGGATCGAAGACCTACTAGCACGCTAGGGACCTACTCAATTGAGTGGGTCCTGAGGGAGGCACCATGACCACCTATGCCCTACCGGCTGCCATCCCGACCGTTCGGGTTCACGGCACCTACGTTGGCCCGGACGGAAGCCCGCTAGCCGGTTCTGTCACCTTCTCCGGCCCTGGGCTACTGACCTTCGCCGGTTCTGATCTCTTCGTCGCTGGCCCGGTCGTGGCGAAGCTAGACGCGAACGGTCACTTTGAGGTGATCCTTCCGGCGACTGACTACGCGGACATGAACCCCAACGGTTGGTCCTGGACCGTGAAGGAAAACCTCACCGGGGTTACCGGGTCGCGCACTTACCCGCTTCTACTGACGTCCGGCATGGGGGAGATTGACCTAGCGGACGTCGCTCCGACCGATCCGGCCCCGCCTGTCTACACGCCCGTTCCGGGGCTCAGTGCGTACGAAGTTGCCGTGTCGGATGGCTTCGTTGGTACTGAGGTTCAGTGGCTTGCGTCGCTCAAGGGTGACCCGGGCGTAGTGACCACGGTCAACGGCAAGACCGGTTCTTCTGTCACGCTGGCCGCTTCTGACGTCGGGGCTATGCCTGCTACGAACACCGGAATTGCGGTTACGGGTGCAGCGGGCGGATACCGCTCATTCAACTTGCAGACTGCCGGTGTGAACCGCTGGCAAATTCAGGTGGACGACGGGGCGGAGACCGGAAGCGGCACGGGATCTAACTTCCGGCTGAGCGCGCGGGATGACGCGGGAGCGTTCAAGTACACGGTCCTTTACGCGGACCGGGCTACGGGTGCGCTGGCAGTCAACACCACCCTTCCGGTTACTTCGTCCAAGCTCAGCGTTGCGGGTGCGTTCGCTCTCAAGAATGTCGGTGCTCCGACCGTAGACGCGAACAGTGTTCAGCTCTACTCGAATGCGGGTACGGCGTGGGCTGTACGCAGCGACGGAAAGACAGTTGCGCTAGGCACGGGCATTGCAGCCGCTAGCACGTCTTCGGGCGCGTACGTGGGGCAGTACCGGGACGGCGCGATACCGGGAACCCTTGAGCGGTGGGACGGGTCCGCGTGGCAGGTGTATGACACGGGTTGGGTGGCGCTCCCTATGCCCACGGGCTATGTGTGGTTCAGCACGAACGCTCCCGCGCTGTCGATTCGCCGGACGGGCACCTTTGTTCAGCTACGTGGCCGGATCACGCGGAGTGCGGGCAACATTCCGGCAGCCGAGACGCTTACCGCGCTTATCCCCGTGGGCTTCCGTCCGGCGGGTCCGTCCGGTGGCTATGTGGAGTCTCAGTGCTCCACTAGCGCTGTCGCTCCGGCGTACACGGGAACCGTTCGAGCGGAAATCCGCACTACCGGAGATTTCATCATCGGTAGCGGCGTGGCCCTGGGGTCTAACTGGATCGGCTTTGGCGGCGGAACTAACTGGACCACTGACTAGCAGTATCGCCCCGCCCATTCCCGGGCGGGGCTCCATAGGAGGGGATTTCGCATGACCGTTTCTGGTATTGACGTTGCGTCGTATCAGTCGAGCACGTACAGCACTGCGGGGCTGTCCTTCGTCTTCGTGAAGGCGACGGAGAACACCGGATACGTCAACCCGAAGTACGGGGCTCAGGTGGCTCACGGCCGGTCCGCTGGGCTAGTCGTGGGGCATTACCACTTCGCGCACCACGGCAACGCTGAGGCTCAGGCCGATTACTTCCTAGCGCACGCTCAGCTAAAGCCGGGCGACATCATCGCGTATGACTGGGAAGAGGCGAAGACCACTCAGGCTGACCGAGACGCGTGGATCAAGCGCGTAAAGGCGAAGGCTCCGACCTACCGGGTTGTCCTGTACTGCAACAAGTCGTTTTGGAAGTCGCGGGACAGCGAGAATTACGCGGCGGATGGCCTATGGATCGCCGATCCGAACAGTCCCGCCGGTCACCCGGACGTAACTCACCCGTGGGTGTTCCACCAGTACAGCGAAGCGGGCGGCATTGATCACGACGTCGCTAACTTCTCCAGCCTGGGGGCGCTCAAGGCGTGGGCTACTGCGCTGATCCCGAAGCCGAAGCCGCCCGTAAAGGCTCCGGCGAAGCCGTCCTATCAGCCGTTCCCGGGTGCTGCCTGGTTCTCTAAGGGCCGGAAGTCGCCGATCGTGCTAGCCATGCACAAGCGGCTGATTGCCGTTGGCTGCGGCCGGTACAAGTCCAGTGCGGGCGCGGACGTGATCGGTTCCGGTGACGTCGCGTCGTATGAGGCGTGGCAGCGCAAGTGCGGTTACAAGGGTGCTGCTGCGAAGTGGCCGCCCGGCAAGTCCACGTGGGACAAGCTCAAGGTCCCGCGCTAACAGGCCGTGACGTTTGCCACGGGTGTTGTGTCCGTTTTAGGGGCATGCGCCCGTGGCCGGCGTCTGGCCCAATCTCACGGAGCGTGACAAATTGAAGGCTTGGACGAAGGCGCACGCAACCCGGCTTTACGCGGTGCTGTCCGTGGCCGTGGTGGTGTTCGCGCACTACCGGCCCGGGGTTCCTGTGGACGCGGTGCTTACCGGCGCGGGTGCGCTGCTAGGTGTCGGCGAGGCTGCCCAGCGTGCGGCGAAGAATGCGGCGAAGGCCGTTCCCGTGGCGAAGCGAAAGCGGTAGGCAATCGACTCCCTAGCCCCTAATTGAGAACACCGGCTAGGGAGAGAAGGCCGAATGCCCCAACACATCGCGCTTATGGGCCGCATGCGGAGCGGTAAAGACACCGTGGCACTTCGCCTATGCGCGGAGCACGCCTATACCCGGATCGCATTCGCCGACCCGCTCAAGACAATGGCCCTGGCCCTAGACCCGATCATGGAATCGGATAGGTTCGGCGGTACCTACCGGCTCAGTGACATTCTCGCCGAAGAGACCGAAGGCGACCCGTGGGAGTACGCGAAGGACAACTACCCGGAAGTACGCCGGACGCTACAGCGATTGGGCCAGTCTCAGCGCGCACTAGATCCGGACTACTGGATTCGGCTACTGCTGCCGAAGGTGGACAACGCCGATAAGTGGTCCCTGCCCGTAGTGGTGACTGACGTCCGGTACCGGAACGAAGCCGAAGCTCTCAAGGCCCGTGGCTTCCGCATGATCCGTGTGGTCCGCCCGGACTCTGTGACGACCGACACACCGGCGGACCGGCATGAGTCCGAAGTGGGGCTAGACCGGTGGACGCCGGACGCCATGATCCTGAACGCCTTCTCGGTCGCTGAGCTGCATAGACGCGTAGACGAACTAGTCGGCAAGTAGCTAGACCAGTGCCCCTCACCCCTCACCGGGTGGGGGGCTTTCGTCGTTGACTGACCTACTCAATTGAGTACGTGGCTTGCGGGGCACCTACGAACGTGCGTAGGTTCCTCATTGCAAGCACACGACAGCGACGAAGGGGCGGGATCATGGACGCGAAGGTCTGGGAGATCATCACGGCGGGCGACGCGGACGAGTGGCACGCCTTCCCCGAAGGGTTCAACACGCTGTGCTCCCCGGACCTTCTGTCCCAGGGTGCGGAGCGCTTCACGGCAGATGAGATGTTCTCCTCGGAATCGTCTGCGGAGGTCTGCCCGGAGTGCTACAGTAAGCCTCGCAAGTCCACCACGAAGCACAAGCCGAAGGGCAAGACCATGGCAGCGAAGAGCACCGCGACCGACACGGCCACCGCTGAGGTCAAGTACGACGTCACGAAGCCCGAAGGCAAGGCGGCCCTTGAGACCATTGCCGCCAACGCTGAGCGCATCCTGAGCCTACGCGCTGAGGACAACGAAGAGGCCGTTAAGGCCCTGTTCGCCGAGACGGACGAGATGATCAAGCGGCTGTCCGGCAAGGGTGTTGCCGCCTTCCGGGCCACGGCTAAGAAGCAGGTTTCGGACGCGCTCGACGCGGAGATCGTGAAGCCGTCCACGGAGATTGCCCTTCCGACCGACTACCGGGAGATTGAGGGTGTCTCCGCGCTGGTGGACGAAGGCGCGAAGAAGATCCGCGAGGGTATCAAGGTCGGGCTCAAGATGGTGGACCTTGCCCGCTCCGTGGGGGAGATTCAGCTTGCCCAGCGGCTCAAGATCATCGACCCGAAGACCGGGCTGCCGGACCTGAACGCCGAGACGAAGCCCGCTAAGGACTCTTCGAAGGACACCTACGGCATTGTCCTGTCGGAGATCGCGGCGGACGACGTAGACGCGAAGGCAATGCACGCGTCCATTCAGAAGGCCACTCAGAACCGGCGCTCGGATGTCCTGGTCAAGTTCCTTCGGGACCTTGAGACCGTTCAGACTCCGGATGAGATCCGGTCCCTGTTCCCGACCATTCAGCTTGCGGACGAGAAGGGGGCCGAAGAGTCCTACACGGAAGCCGTGTACGCCCTGTACGCGGAGAAGGGTGTCACGCTGCCCCGGAAGGGTCGCACGGAGCTTGCGGCGGAAGCGGCGCGTGAGAAGGCCGCTAAGGCGAAGGCTGCCCTTGAGGCGGCGGACAAGCCCAGCGAGGGTGACAGCGAGGGTGGCGAGGGTGCGGGAGAAGGCGCGGCTGAGGCTGCCCCGGTGGACCCGATCGAGTACGCAACGGCCTACATCACGAAGCTGACGAAGGCCAACAAGGGTTTGAAGGTGGACGTCTTCGGCAAGCTGGACGACGAAGACAAGTCCAAGACGCTGGACGCGCTGAACGCTCAGCTTGGCACGATCAAGGCCCTGATTGCGGAACTGAGCGTGTGACCTGCTCAATTGAGTAGGTGAGCGGCAGGCAATCGACTCACTCGACGGCCCCGGGGCCAGACTCCGGGGCCGTTCCCATAGGCAGACACAAGGGAGACACCATGAGCGCCGACACCACTAGCCGGATTTACGCCCTTCTCGGCAACGACAACCCCAACACCGGGGGCACGATCGGGGAGTCATGCCCGCTGAATTCCCTTGCCGACTTCGAGAGTGCGGCCCGGCGGATGCTGGGGGACCTTACCGAAGTAACCGGCGCTGAGCTTGACGGGTGCGATTGGGTGGAGTTGTTCTCCGACATGATCGAAGAGTCCCGCGTGTGGATGGCTGCCTTCGCTGAGACCCTTCCGCCGCTCACCCGTGAGACCTGGGCAGCGATGGATAAGGCGCGGTTCGCGTGACCGACGTTCCGTGCTGCCTGTGCGGCGTGCGGAAGCCGGATGCCGAGATGTTCGAGTGCCTAGGTCAGTTCATATGCGACGGGCACGAACCCGAAGACGTACAGGCGCACGTGTCGTTCAAGCTCTTCGGCAAGCTACCGCCTAGGAAGCGCTGAGCGTCCCTCTCCGCCCCTCATAGCCCCGTTCGGCCCCAGTGGTCGGGCGGGGCTTTTTCATGCCCTCAGCGGGCCGCACAGTGACGAAGTGACGTAGTGACTATTACTTGGGAACCACTCATAGAACAGATACAAGCCATGTAGAGCCCACCGGAAGCGTGCGCCACCGCGTCACTTCGTCACCGGGCAACTGACTCCCTAGCCCCTAAGTGAGACCAACACACGGAGCCTAGGGAGGCACCACGGATGGCTATACGCACTGTCCATAAGGGCGGCGGACGCTTCTACTTCGATACCGACACGCCGGAGATCAAGGTTCCCGGTGTGACGTCGGTTATCGGCATGCTCGCAAAGCCCTTTCTCCAGCACTGGGCCGCGAAGATGACCGCTGAGCTTGCCGTTGACTCATGGGACTTCGTGGCGAAGATGGCGGAGCGGGACCGGGACGGCGCAATCTCGTACCTGTCCGGCGCGGCACGTCGCTACACGAAGACGCGTGCGGATATCGGCAGCGAAGCGCACGACCTGTTTGAGCGCATGATCCGGGGTGAGCACGTCGGGCGCGTGTCCCTGGATATGGAGCCGTACCGGCGTCACTTCGCTGAGTTCCTGGACGCCGTAAACCCGGAGCTAGTTCGCGCGGAAGACGTCGCCTGGTCTGACACTCACGGCTATGCCGGTTCGTTCGACGGCATGCTACGGATTTGGGTGGACCCGAAGACCAGGAAGCCCACCCCGGACCGTTCGGGCGTTCCCGCGCTGGTTATGGGCGACTGGAAGACCGGGAAGAACACCTATCCGGAAGTCGCGTTGCAGATGGCGGCTTACGCCTTCGCGGACCGCATCATCTCGCCGGACGGCACTTCTGACCCAATGCCGGAATTCGACGGCGGGGCCGTTCTCCACATCACTGCCGATCAGTGGGCATTCAAGCCCGTGCGTATCGACCGGGACGTGTTTGAGGTCTTCCTTTCGCTGCGGCACATCTTCGATTGGGACCGGGAGATTTCCAAGACGGTCCTAGGTAAGCCCCTGGCGAAGTCGTACGGAGAGCTTGTCACCGGTACTCAGCGAAGGGCGAAGTGAACATGAACCGACGTCGTACCGCGCTGTCCGTCGCTGCCGTGTCCGTGGGGCTACTGGCCCTGTCCGCGTGCGGTGACAAGTACGTAGAGCCGTTCAGGGACGCCCCGCGCTCCGGCACCACGAACAGTGCCCCGGCGGACGTCATCGAAATGCCGGACGGCTTCAACAACCTTGCCACGAAGTGTGACCACGGAAACCGGCTGTACGTGACCTATCACGGTGACTCGGCGTACGGCGCTCCGGCAGTCGTCAAGGGTGACCCTTCCTGCCGCTGAGTGGCTGGCAATCGGCTCACTAGCCCCTAAGTAGAGGGGGACGGAGCGGCCGGAAAGCGCAGCGAGATGAACCCGGTTCGTCCGGCGGATGAGACATGCGCAAACCCCGCCCGTCCCCCTTGCCAACGTCGCTACACAAATGGAGAGAACCAGCATGGGTGTTCAGATTTTCGACACTGACCCGGACGCGAAGCCTGAGAAGCGCGAGAAGACCGTTTACGAGACTCCGGACTTCCTGTTCCGGACCGGCATGAAAAACCCGGTGACCGGCAAGCCGATGTCCCTTTCGGAGTGGCGGGTCACTACCGCTGAGAAGGACACGGCGGACGCCATCGCTCAGCTTCTCGGCGGTGAGGTGACGGAGTGGGAGACCACAAAGGAGGACTATCTCCAGGTCCTTACCGCGCGTGACTCGGTCGAAATCGTCATCGACAGCGCGAAGGACGTAGACGACCGGCTGATCAAGTGGGGTCTTCACGGCCCGGAGCATGAGTGCGACGGCGTTTACTTCCTCTCTCCGCCGGAGGATGCCGGAGACCCGTGCGGCTGCCCGAAGTTGCTCAAGGATCGGAAGGCGGCTGCCGCTAAGAAGCGCGGTCCCTCGCCTCACGTCACGGTGGACTTCCGCCTTGCCGAGGATTACGACCTGGGCCGCGCGCGCCTCACGTCTACCGGCTGGAAGTTCCTTGAGACCCTGCACGAAGTCAAGGATGCGCTTGACGCCGTGAACGGTCCGGCGCTGTGCGTGCTCCGCCTTGAGCTTGTGGAGTTCGACAGCGACACGTACGGCCGAGTGTCCTACCGGAAGCCGGTCATTGACGTGGTCGGCGCGTACAACGATGCGATTGCCGAAGAGCGCTGATCGTGTCGCACACCGTAAGGGACTTCGCGTCCATTCTCCGGGGGCTGCCGGATGTCGATATCCAGCGGCCCCTATGGGAGTTCACACCGGCTGAGCGCCCGTACGTGATCCATGAGCGACGCCGAAGGTTTGGCGTTGACGACGAAGCGGGGTTCGACTTTGGGTAAGCGAGGCAGCGTTGCCGATTACGCGGGGGAGGCTCTTTACGCGGGGGACCTGATCACCTATGCGGTTCGCGCCGGTAACCGGGTGCGAATGGCGGACGCCGTAATCATGAAAGCGACCGCGAAAATGGCCGGTGGCAGGCTCCGCGCCATGCTGCTAGTCCAGCCCACGGGAGTTGACTCCGGGTACGGACTGACTCAGCGCGAGACGCTGCGGTCTTCGTGGATCTCCGCTGAGCACGTGCGGTTGATTCACTCCGGGGTCATGTCCAACCTTGCCGAAGGGGACGAGTGAGGGACTACACGGTCCGGATTGACCCGCTGCACAACTACGCCGAGAGTGCCTATCGCTGGCGGGTGTGGCTAGGCGGCAAGGTGCCCGAAGGGGTGGCGCGCGAAGTGGTCGGCGAGGGTGAGACGCACTTCCGGCACTCGGCAGTCAAGGCCGCTCAGCGCTGTATCAAGGCGCACGCGAAGGGCAAGCCGTACACGGACGCGCGAGAGTTCACCATCCGCGCCTAGCTAGGGCCATAGGCCGGACGTTCCCATTGCGGAGCGTCCGGCCCTTTGGCGTTGAGGGACCTACTCAATTGAGTAGGCGGAGGGAGGCTCATGGACCGGGTGATCAAGCCGGGCAACACGCTGCCTACTGGCGACGTACGGGCAATGGGCGCGGGTGACGTGCTGTGGCTGGACCCGGGGCTTAGAACGTGGGCTGAGTGGCCCAGGTACACGGACGCAATCCGCCATGCGATCGGGCGTGGCGCTGAGGTTAGGTGGCTGAATGGCTGAGCCCAGACCGGGTGACTTCGCACTCACCCGCATAGAAGGACTCACGGGGCGGGCAATCGCACTGGGGCAACGGCTGATCGGGGACGGCGCTCCCGTACAGCACGCGATGTTGTACGTGGGGGACGGCAAGGTAGTTCAGGCAATGCCGGGCGGGGCCGAGTGCATCCCGCTGAGCGAAGCCAACGCGCCCGTTGTGTGGTCCAGCGACGTTATCCGGCTGACGGACTGGGAACGGCAGGTGATCGTGTCTACCGGCTACGCGCTGGTGGGCACGCCTTACAGCTTCCTTGACTACGGGTCGATTGGGCTTGCCACGTTCGGCATTCGTCCGCGCTTCGTGCGGGACTTCGTGGCTAACTCCGACCACATGATTTGCAGTCAGCTAGTGGACTTCGCCTATGACATGGCGGGTGTCCACCTGTTCAGCGACGGCCGGATACCGGGTGACGTGACTCCGGGCGACCTTTACCACCTGCTACAGCCGTGATGTTCCGGGGCCGCTGGACCGTACAGAAGTGCGGCGGGGTGTGGGGAGTGTTCCGGCCGTGGGAAACCCTGCCGTGCCTCACCTACTGGGACCACTGGGACGCCATCCGGCGCGCTCAGCAACTAGCAAGGGGACTCAAGTGAAGGTGTGCCGACTATGCGGGCGGGGGAAGCCCGCTGAACAGTTCCTAGCCGGTAAGGCGAAGAAGGAGAGTTCCGCGTGTGCCACGTGTCGCCGGAAACGGCAGGCGCAACACCGTAAGGACTACTACCGGAAGCTACCGCCGGACAAGCGTCACACGGTCACGCACAAGCGGCGCGCTGAGGCGTACGGCGTAGAGCACGTGGAGTATTCGCGGCTTGCCATTCTCCGGCGCTGGAAATCGCGGTGTTGCTACTGCGAGGCAACCGCAACCCACCTTGACCACGTGCACCCGCTTTCGAAGGGCGGGGCCGACGCTGAACACAACATCGTGCCTGCCTGCCGGACGTGCAATCTCCGGAAGGGGGCTAAGACCCTCGCCGAATGGGCCGAGACGTTCGGTCCGGGCGATCTGCCTTTCTAGGGAGTGCGCATGCTCGCAATCGTCACGCCGAATGACCCCGGTTGGTTTCCGTGGACGTTCGAAGCGGAGAAGGGGCCGCGCGACGAATACGCGGTGACCATTTCGCTTGCGGGTGAGCCGCACGACTCGACCGTGTACGCGACGGCGGACGAAGTGCGAGACATGATCACGGCCCTTAAGGCGGTGCTCGAAGGCTAGGCAATCGACTCACTCACTTGTCAGTGAAGGCACTTCGAAGGGAACCCAATGCAGTTCGGCGAAATTCTGGGCCGCTTCACTGACGTGAGCGAAGAGCAGGACGGGGGATATCTCGCGCTGTGTCCGGCGCACGGTGACTCCCGTCCGTCGCTCCGGGTATGGCGCGGCGAAGACAACAAAGTCCGCATGACGTGCCGTGTCGGATGCAAGACCGAAGATGTGATCAAGGCCGTGGGGCTTTCCTGGGCGGACATGTTCAACGCCACCGGGGAAAGCCTCACGGTTCCGACTGAGCGGGCACAGCTTGTGTCCGGGGCGTACGTGGCTCAGCTTGCCGACTACGCCGAACAGGCTTCGTTCCGCCTTCTCGACTTCACGTCTTCTCTCGCCGCTCAGGCGCGGGGCTACATGACTCGGCGGTTCGGTCTGGACGAAGACACGGCTGCCGAACTAGGTATCGGCGTTGACGCTGGCGGCCCGCCTTCGTCCGTGCTGCCGTACCTGTCCCGCTCGTATCTCGCGTTCCCTCGCCTTACGGTTCCGCTCCGGGGCTTCGATGGTGCGCCGCGCGGGTTGCAGGGTCGGGACCTGTCCGGCGACTGTCCGGGCCGGTGGGTGTCCCTGATGAACCCTGAGGGCTTCCGCTGGGCTCCCTACGGGGTTTTCAGGGGGCAGGGTGGCTATGGGGTTGTCCTGGTCACTGAGGGGCCGGGAGACGCGCTCACAGCGGTTTCGTGCGGGTACGACGCGGTAGCGATCCGGGGTGCGTCCCTCGCTGTGTCGCCGGACCTGATCGCGGAACTTGCGGCGGGGCTTCGCGGGTCTCAGGTCATCATCTGTGGGGACAACGACACGGCCGGAAACGGCTTCACGAAGCGTCTCGCGGATGGGCTTGCGGCACTCGGCGTGTCCGTGGCAACCCTTGAGATCCCGTACGCGGGTGCGGACCTTACGGACTGGCGTGAGCGTGTCGGCCCGCGTGCCTTCCCGGGTCTGCTGCATGAGGCCGTTAAGGGTGCTCAGACGCTCCCTGGGGCTCACGGATTGGCCGTGCCGGACGGAGACACCGGGGCACTGATTCCGGACGCTGACGAAGCGCGTAGGGCCGTCCGGCTGGTCTCTGAGCTTATGGAGCGCTACGGGTCCAGCGACGTTCTGAACGCACACGCTTTGGTGACGTTCACCGGGGGCCGGATCAAGTACGCCCCGGGTCTTGGCTTCTACGTGTGGAACGGGACCATTTGGGAGCGCAGTGAGACGCGCGTCCGTCAAGCCATTCACTACATGGGTGCGGCGCTCACGGTGGCTGCCGCTGAGAAGTCCGCTGAGCACCGGGCGAAGGGCGGAGACCCGAAGGACGACCCGGGGGAGAAGCTGAGGAAGACCGCGAAGGGGTTCACGCTCACGCGGAACATTGACTCACTCATGCGTGAGCTTCGGGCAGTGCCCAGCGTGGCCGTTGAGGCGGAAGCGTTCGACGCGCGGGAAGACCTGCTCTCGTTCCGGAACGGCACGGTGAATCTCCGCACGGGCAGGCTCCGGGAGCACTCGAAAGCGGACATGCTCACGTACGCCATGGACATTGACTATGACCCTGAGGCGACGTGTCCGCGCTGGGAAACGTTCCTCGCCGAGATTTTCCCGGACTACCCGGAACTAGTGGACTACATGCGCCGGATGGTGGGTTACGGCATTACCGGCAGCGTGGCCGAACAGTGCTTCTGTGTTTTCTGGGGCAAGGGTGCTAACGGAAAGTCCGTGTTCACGGAGACCGTTGGGTCCGTGTTCCGGCCCCTGTCCAAGACAACGCCTTTCGCCACGTTCGAAGACAAGGCATCCGGCGGCATCCCCAACGACCTAGCGGCACTTCGAGACGCGCGGCTTGTGATGGCGTCCGAAGGCGAGTCGGGCAAGCCTATGTCCGAAGCGGTTCTCAAGCGCGTGACCGGAAAGGACGAGATAGCCGCGCGCTTTCTCCGACAGGAATTCTTCACTTTCAAGCCCCGGTTTTTGCTCATGCTGGCCACAAATCATAAGCCCAAATTCCGGGGCCAGGATGAGGGGCTTTGGCGGCGCGTGAAGATGATTCCCTTCAAGCGCTACTTTGCGCCGAGTGAGCGGGATTACACCCTTGACGCAAAGCTTTTGGCGGAATCCCAGGGCATTGCAGCGTGGGCCGTCCGTGGCGCTGTCGAGTGGTTCGCGGGTGGCTTGCAAGATCCGGCCATCATCGCTGAGGCGACGAAGGAATATCGGGAGACGTCAGACGCGCTTGCCGGATTCTTCCCGGGCGTACTTGAGCCGTGCGAGGAAGGCGAGGCAATCGACGGAGCGGCGGCTTTCAATGCCTACCTTGAGTGGTGCGAAGCCGAGAATCTGCCGCTAAAGGAACGGTGGACCCGACGTGCCTTTTATGGGGCCATGGAAGAGCGCGGAGTGACCCGGCGGAAGCGGGCACAGGGGATTGTCCTGATCGGCTGCCGCATCCCTCCCACGGGCACGAAGGCGACCGGTCCCGGGATCTTCTCCCGTGACGCTGAGTGAATTCCGCGGGACACGCCGGCCACGGGTATACGGGTAAGAAACGGACATCGCGGGCCTAGTCCGCTACACAGAGAGTCACAGGGGCACCTACTCAATTGAGTGGGTGCCCTTCGTGTTTGGAGGGCTCACGCATGATCGAGTACCGGCACCGGGTAGCGGGCGACGTCGTAACCGTCCACGTTCCGCAGACCCTCGCCGACCTGTCGAAATTCCGCACGTGGCTCCGCGATGCAAACCGCCGTGGCCCTATCGCGCTGGACACGGAAACGACCGGCCTTGACATATTCGGTCCGGGCTACCGGCTACGCACTGTGCAATTCGGCGACGCAAACGACGCATGGGTAATTCACTGGGAGCGCGGTGGGCATTTCCAGGGTGCCGCATCCTGGGCGCTCAAGGTCGTTACGAAGTTCCTGATTCACAATGCGCCGTTTGATTGGCTGGTCTTGGACCGGCATGCGGACACGTCCCTTGAGAGCCTTGCTCCGCGCACGGTGGACACTCGCCTACTCGCTGGGCTTGTGGACCCGCGACAGCCCCAGGAAGGCGGCATAGGGACCGGCCTTAAGCCGCTTTCCGCCTACTGGTTCGACCCGGACGCCCCGGACACTCAGGGCGACCTTACGGCCGTGTTCCGGTCCATGGGTCTCACGAAGGCAACCGGGTGGGCAGGCATCCCGCTGGATCACCCGACGTACAACCTTTACGCGGGTCTAGACGTGATCTATACCGCGCGCCTGTTGCCGTGCCTGGTGGCTGAGCTTGACGCACTCGGCGTGCGGGACCGGCTGATCAAGTACGAACACGAAATAGCCCGTATCTGTGCCCACATGCAACGGCGCGGAATCGTGCTGGACGTGGACTATGTGCACACGCTGTCCGGCATGCTGCGGGAAGAGGAAGAGAAGTACCGGGACGTGGCAGCGTCCTACGGCGTGGAGAACGTCAACTCGACCCGGCAAATCGCTGAGGCCCTGATGGCTATGGGCGAAGTTCTGACGGAGACCACGGCATCCGGCGCTGTCAAGGTCGATAAAGCCGTGTTGCTGTCGCTGGCGGACCTTGACCGGGACTGGCAGCGCGAAGGGCTCAGGGATAGCAACCCGCTTGCCGAAGCGGTGCTCAGGTCGAAGCGTGCGGGCAAGTGGTGCACCACGTACGCGGACACCTTCCTTGAGACCATGGACGCGGACGGGCGGATTCACCCGTTCATCAATTCCATGCAAGCCCGCACGGGCCGTATGTCGATTACCCGTCCGGCGCTTCAAACGCTGCCTTCGTCCGATTGGATGATCCGGCGCGCAATGCTGGCGGAGCCCGGTGAGCTTTGGTTCTCCGTGGACTTTCAGGCAATCGAAATGCGCGTGTTGGCTGCGCTGGCAGACGTCAAGAGGATGAAAGAGGGATTCGCTTCCGGCGGGTCTGACTTCGATATCCACTTGTACACGGCTCAGCTAATCAAGGGCATTGACGCTACGCCGAAGCACCGGAAGATTTTCAAGGGTGCGGGGTTCGGCAAGGTGTACGGCGGCGGGGTTGGCACGGTCGCCCGACAGACCGGGGCCGAAGAGGATGAGATCCGGCACGCGTTCGCGGAGTATGACCGGGTGTTCCCGGAGATCCGCCGTGCGTCCGCCCGGTGGCAGCGTGAGGCTTACCAGACTGGCATGGTGCATGTCTCGGTCACTGGGCGACGGATGCCCCTTGACCGGCACCGGGCGTACGCCGTTGTGAACTACGCCTGTCAGTCGGCGGCTCGTGACTGTCTGGGGCAAGCCCTGATCAATATGGAGGACGCGGGGCTGTTGGACACGCTCCGGCTGCCGATCCATGACGAAGTGGTCGGGTCTGCCCCGGAAGCGGAAGCCATGGACGTTGTGCGCGAGATTGAGCGCTGTATGACCTTTGACCTGTTCGGGGTGC